GAGGAGAGTTTTCCTCTAGTATTTGTTTAACATATGCAACCACGCTAGCTTGTCCAGCACGGTACATAATAGATTCTATTTGTTCTTTTGGGTGAATGGGTTCGCTGGGGAATTTTAATTCGAGATCCTCAACTAATTTCTCTAGCTTCTCTGAATAGATGTTAAGCGTATTGGGGTAGATTTGTGTTGTCATGTTCAAAAAATGCTGGCATTCTTGCTGCCTTGGTGTCAGAAAACTCTGGTGCTTTGCCTTCGTACATTAAGCGATCACTAGCATCGAGCCAGAATTTTTTGTCCAAATATTTGTCCTGGGTATTTATACCTAGAGGTTGAAGAATCCAGTTAATGGTGGCCTTCCTAAGTTTATCCAAAGAAGGAGAAGCAGAAAGACCCAACTCTGCACATACAAGAGAATTACTGCCGACATGGATCTGTTCGTCTCTTGAGATATCTGCCGATACTGTGCGTAAAGCAGCGCAGCCATTAAAGCGAAAGAAAGGGAGAAGAACAAAGAATATAGCTCGTTCTGCGACAAGCGCCTTAGTAATGGTATGGTCGGGGTGAGAAATCCATGCATCTCTTAACCTTTTTGCCTCCAATTCTTCTTTTGCATCTTCTTTGATGCCATAAGCATTAACTATATAGCCCAAGGCAAGATCGTGTTTAATCTCGTCTTGTACGTTTGATTCAAGGAGCTGCCGAGCAAGTGATGGTACCTCTTTTTCAAGTCCTTCACGAATAAATTCTCCAACTGGCAGCTCCATATGACGTACTGCGAGAGCACGTCTGATGGTTTCTTCCGCACCTTCTTTAAATACTCCTCTTTTTGGTTGGACCGGTGTCCAAGTTCTTTTTCTTTCTAATAATTTTTGATAGGGATGTTTTCTCATTCTTGGCAATCGCAGGTTAACGGCTCGGCATTTCCGAGTATGTCCTGCAAGTAATCATCGACTTCAGATTTATCTAATGCTGCATACGCATCGCTCTTATCCTGTACGTCGCCCATAACTTGAAGGCTGTAGTAAAGGGAGGTTTGGGGTGAAATTAACCACTCTTCTACAAAATCTTTATTGTATTCTATAACATCACTCCAAGAGTTAAAGCTATAGCCGTGAAGAAGTCCCGTATTGTTGAGCATTATTATTAGTTGGTCAGCGACACGCTTATATGCGTCCCAACCTACCTCTGAGGCGATCTCAACATCGCCATATTCATATCTTTGTACTCCAAAAGTGCCGCTGTCACGATCAACAGAGCGCGCTATTGGAGGTGCAATTTCTGGGGTAGCGGTGTACCCATCGCTATCCTTGCTGCGATAAGAGCAGCTTGCGGTAGGAGCTATACAAAAAGCTCTTTCCATGAAATGATTTCTAGCTATATATGCTGCGCCTTCTATTGCATCTCTCAGTTTCAATGTAATACTATATGCATCTGATCCACCATGATATGGTGCTTGTCCATTTACTGCTTCTAAGGCTTCTCCGAACTCCTTATAAGTTACTCCTTGACGTCTGAGGAAGTTGGCCAAGCCAAGCATTCCGAGCCCGACTTGCCTATCCTTATCCGGGGATAAGTACTCTCCAGTCCCTCCAACACCTGTTCGGCCATGGAGATCGCACAGCTCGGACATACCTTGAGCGAAAGCTTTGTGTAAGTCGCGTGGATCACAGGCTGACAAATTAACATGCTGGAGCAAGCAAGTTCCTCGTGAGGGCAGGTAAACCTCAAGACAGACATTGCCCCAGATCCGTTGCCCTGCAGGGTTGTATTTGATTTTGTTGAGCCAGATATCTCCTGATTTGATTCCATAAATTAGTGCCTCTTTTACTTTATTAGGTGCAATTACCCATTGCTCGGGTGTAAGATCAACGCACCTTTTGACCCAAGGTAGTTCGGATCTGGGTGTGTTAATAAAATCTAATATATCTTTATGGTCTATGTCCAAATGTATCACTATAGCACCATTCTTATAGACACCCCCACGACGTAGTGTTTCGTTTAGTGCGGAGTATATTTTAGCAAAGGATACTGGACCACTAGCGGTCAGTCCTTTACCATTCTCATGTCCTTTAGGACGTAGTTTAGATAGGTGTACTGCACACCCTGCCCCATTGCGAAGGGCATGACTGGCGAATCTCCAGCTGGCCTCAATGCCCTCCGGACCTTCCATGGAGTCTTCTACAACGAATACCGTGCAGCTCACAGGTAAGCGTGATTCAGGATTATCCAACCATGATTGGACCCGCCCTGTGCGAGATATAAGTTCTGCGGTCATTAGAATAAATCTTCTAGTGTAGGTGGTTTGTAATTTGGTCCTTTTAGAACCTTACCGTCTTCACGGTATATAGGATTTCCATCCTCATCAAGTTTAGACATGTTACTTTTATGTACTCTATCTAAAGCTTCATCTAAGAACCAGCCCATATTAGCAGCGTATTGGTAACATACATATACTAAATCAGCTAGTTCTTTCAGACACTCTTCTTTTGCATTTCTACCGTGTCTGAATAACATACCTTCAGCTTCAAGGAACTCTTTGAACTCCTCAACGATTAACCTTGTTTGATAAGATCTAGTTGATTTGTCAGCTGAATTTTTTAAGTTGTATTTCTTTCTAAATTCTTTAGCTTGATCAGTTAGGAATGTCTTTTTCATTGGTGGTTTCTACTATCCCTACCTTTGGTAGGATGAATTGTAATTTTTCTGGTTGTGGCCATAGTTCAACTAAATTTACTAAAGAGTTAGCCATAACATAATTCTGCCTTTGCAGGGCAAGTAAAATAGTAATTATATCTTCTTTTCTTGTCCCATCCTTACCTAAAAATACTTCTAATTGTCTTAATTTGAAATCTTGTTCAACTGTTAACTTGGTAATCGGGGGTGGGGGTCCATAGTTCTGGTCTGTTGTTTGTGAAGTCATAATCATCTACTGTTAGTATACGAGCTAGTCTAGCATTGGTTATTGCTGTATATTCATTTAAACCTTTGTCTACAAAAGCTTTGACTACAGTTTTCCAGCTATATCCTTCTTTATTAAAGAGAGTTTCAGCCCTCTTTACTCCAATTCCCGGTACTCCAGAGTAGCCATCTGTTTGATCACCAGCTAGACTTTGTATTAAATGCCACTTAGCACCTTCTGCCTCCGTGATTGTGAACTCTTCATCTAAGTTATATAGTTTTCCAGGAATCTGTTTCATATCTTTATCTGGAGATACAATAATATTCCCAGAATTTTTTGTGGCATAAATACCGAGGGCATCATCTGCTTCTAGCTCAGGCATTACTATAACTTCATAGTTATCTTTTAATGCTTTTATAACACGCTTGTATCCACAAGGTTTCTTGCGATTTCGATGACCCTTATATTCCGGCATAATTTTTTTCCGGAAATTTTTAGTATCAGAGAAGAATAATATTAGATCAGAGAATGACCCAAATTTGTCTCTAATTTTGGTAAGCTCTCCAATGGTAGCTTTATATGCATCACTAAAGTTAGAAGTGACAAGGATAACATCATCCCCAAAGTCCACTTCAGTCTCCGCTGCAGCGCAGGACTTATATACGATGTAGTCTGCATCAATTAATAATTTCATAGGTGGTTAATGTGTGTCTGCCCAGTTAGCACCTGATTTAGATTCGGCAGCTATTGGACATCGTAAGTTATAGAACTCTCCTGCTTGTACAGCGGTAAGTTCTAATAAGAATTTTAGATCTTCTAGATCTTTTTCCTCGACTTCATATTGTAGTTCATCATGAATGAAAGCCAACTGTCGAGCAGTTTGTGGTAAATTTTCATAAGTTAAGGCCATCCATCTCTTCGCCAAAATCGCTGACGACCCCTGTAAGAGGTAGTTAAGGGACTTATGTTTAGAGTCAACGAGGATTCGTCTTCGGTCAATCCCCAAGACATAACCCTTCTCACTAGCTTTGTGTACGCCTTCCAAGAGTTCTTTAAGACCCGGAATGGCTGCAATATACGCTGCTCTAATCTCTTTACCTTTCTCTCTCGCCTTGTCCTCGGGTAACTGTTTGTCATAACTGTGTCCTATTTTAGTATCGCCTGCTCCATAAAGAAAGGCATATGTGACCGTCTTTACTTGGCTACGGGTGATTCCGATTTTATTGGCGTTGACGGTATGGATATCTCCGGTAGTGAGGATTTTGGCATAGCGTCCTTTATCAAATCGGGCGAGATAGTGGGCAAGCATCCTGAGCTCAATACCGCTAAGATCGGAACCGACCAATATTTTATTTGGAGATGCCGTAAATAATTGTCTGAATTTTTCATTTGAGGGAACCTGTGCAAGGTTAGGTTTACGATGAGCACATCTAAATGTAGATGTAGCTACTGAACAGTGGTGATGTATTCTACTAGACGTCGTAACAAGCTTCTGCCATGCGTTCACGCCTTCTGATATCATCCCTAACTGCTTTGTCAGATCCAGTAGTTTCAGAAAAGCTAGAGCTATATCCGAGCCAATGTCTTTTAAGACGATCTCGTCTATAACCGCCTTCCCTGATTTCGTCAGTAATGAAGGCGTCCAACCATAATGTGTCTGTAAGATCCATGATATGTGATCCCTTGATGTGGGATTTAATTCTTTTAACTTCGTGAATGGAGCATTTGCAATGTATCCTTTTGTTCGATTAGCTCGCTTAGGAGTAAATCTTGCTCCTTCGACGAAAGGATGCCTGTCTCGTAATACTTTACAAGTATCTTCATACTCTCTCCTGAGAGAAGATTCAAGCTGCCGTGCAGCTCCTTCATCAAAGTACCATCCATGCTGCTCCTGTTCAGTGAGTATAATTTGTACCTGATGCTCTAGTGTGAGCCAAGCAGGTAAGGGCGGAAGTGTTCGCATAACTTCTCTGTAACTTTTACGTCTTGTACACAGTAATCTTGCATCTCTTGCGACCACTCTTTCCAATCTGTATCTTCACCAAAGTCTCCTTTGTGTAGACCTAATCGGTAGCCATAGGCTTTAAGAGAATGAGATCCATATAATTTAGTAGGCATATCTTTCCATTCATGCTTCTTATCTATATCATATAAGTTAGGATGATATAAGCGAGATAACAACAAAGTATCAACAACGACAGAAGGATAAGTAAAGAAAGGATAGAGCCTTTTAATGAGAGGTAAATCAAACCCAATAATATTGTGGCCGACAACAGTATCAGCGGTTTCGAGGGTCGTGATCGCTGTTGTAATCGAACGACTACCCATCGGTAAGTACTTAGGATCATTGGATGGAATTTTTTCATCATTGTATGTTTCAGTAGTATCCATATCACAGTAATGTAATGCCATACAGTGAATACGAGATGCGTTATTTAATAGACCATTACTTTCTAGGTCGAATACTATCGTCCCTACTCCATTGGTAGGTCTTATCAACGAATTTTGCTTTGTCAATTGCTTCTTGCGATGGTGGGTTAGGTCTAATTAATCTATCTTTCACTAACTCATTATGCTTATACCATGGATGCTCATACCCTCCATCAAAAATCCGTGGCTGGGTTGAAAACTGGTGGTTCCGTAGTTTCATCTTCTGTAAATCTGCAAGTGTTTAAGTTGTAATCAATCTTTCCGCACGTTCCTGTCTCGCCAAATAGACGATTCTTAAGGACTCTAACAGTTGTAAGACCTCTGCCTCCCTCACTTTGTTGATCTCTTTCGAGTCCAATGAGATTATCGCTGATTTGAGCAATGGAATGAGATCCTCTGAGTTGAGAGAGCGACACACGTCCTCCCTCTTCGTGCGCATTATTGTCATTGTTTGATCTTCGTAAGTGTGATACTAAGAATAAAGATATACCTGTTCGTTCTACTAACGACCTTAATTTAGTCATTGTACTATCTATCATACGTCGTTCATCTCCATCTAATCCACTCAATAATATACTGAGGTGATCTAGGAATATAATACGACACTCCAATCCACTGGCAAGGTATTCGATCCTGTTGTAAATAAGGCTCGGGTCATAAGACCCAAAGCCATCAAACAGAAAGACATTCCAAGCAGAAAGAGTTCTGCTAAAGGCGGAGGTGAGTTCTTGTTCATCTGGTTCTCCTAATTGTAAGTTTTTACCAACTGCTGTGGACATCAATCCAAGAGCTGTTCGTCTATTACTTGCTTCAAGTTCCAGTATCCCAACTGATTCTCCTTTGCACAGTAAGTCACTTGCAATTTGCCGCACGAATGAGGTCTTTCCTGCACCAGTGCCAGCAGTAATTGTTGTAAGTTCACCATACCTAATCCCGTGTAGTTTCTTGTTAAGTCCTTTGAAGGGGTATTCATGATCAAATGGGGGTTGAGGTGTTGTAACTAATTCTAATAAATTTTTTCCTTCTACTATTCCATCGGGTCTATAGGGTTTAGCATCCCAAATAGCCTTTCTAATCGCCTCTGAGTCATTGGCTTGTAGTGCCTCTGATGGGTCTTTATATGCCTCCATACGTGCGATTTTAACTTTTCCCGGAGGTAAGACCTGTGCAGCATCTTCTGCTGCTTTAATTCCCGGTTCATCGCTATCAAAAAATAATACTATCTCTTCATATCCCTGGAATAGTGGTATTTGTTTCTGGATATCTTTTCTAGCACTAGCTGCTCCATGTGGTAAGCTGACCATTGGCCAACCTGACATAGCTTCATAACAACTAGCAGCGTCTAATTCACCCTCAGTAACAACAATCCTTCTACCAGAA